GCGGCTGGCGCGGGTGCCGGTGGTCGGGTGGCTGTGGCGCATCGCTTGGTCGCCTTATGCCATCATGATTCCGCACCGCAGCGTCTGGTCGCATGGGCTGCTGATCGGCACGGCGGGGCGGGCGGCATACCTGCTGGCGCTGGTGCTAGGCGCCTACTGGATAGCGGGGCGCACGCTCAGGCTGGACTGGTGGGCGGCGATCTGGTGCCTGCCGGGGTGGATAGCGCAGGACGGGCTACACCTGTTACTCGATTGGGGAGGGTGATATGACGCGGCACATCTTTCGGCGCGCGGCGCGCAAGGAGCGCAAGGTGGCAGAGGACCTAGAGACGGAGATGGCGGCGCGGCACTGGCACTATTGCGTCAAGTGCGCGAGGCAGACGTGGCACGTGTGGGGTGGTGAGTACGGCTGGATATGCACCTGGCCTGAGCACCACAACCCGCGCTGGCGCAAGGCGGGCGATGCGCTAGAGTTCCTAACACGCAAGGAGGGCGAATGAGCGACATCGAAGAAACGCTCGCTTGGCACATTCTCGTTGCGCGCCTGCCAGCGCCTGAGCGCGAGGTGCGCTTTCATCCAACGCGCAAATGGCGCTTTGACTTCGCTTGGAGAGAGCAGCGGCTAGCGGTTGAGGTGGAGGGCGGCACCTGGGCGGGCGGGCGGCACACGCGCGGCGAAGGCTTTGCCGAGGACGCAGAGAAATATAATGCCGCGGTTCTTTTAGGATGGAGCGTCTTGCGTTTTACTAGCGCGATGGTAGAAGACGGTACTGCTGTCGCGACTATAGAGAGGTTTCTAGCAGGGAGGCAATAAACTGCATTCTAGCGGGATCATAATACGGCTGTTTGAGATACCACGACTGCCAGTCAGACGCAGCCTTGGACAGGTTGCAGCGAGCACAGGAGGGGGCAAGATTTTGCAGCGAGTCTACGCCGCCTCTGCTGAGGGGAATAATATGGTCAAGGTGCTCGTAGTGTCCTCCGCAATACACACATTCATTATGGCAATATGCAATCCGCATTTGTATTTCGGACAGAGAAGGTGCTTTATTCCCTCGTTTACGCGCCCGATATTCTAGAACGTATTGTCGCCAAAGTGCTTTATTATTTTGATAACGCTCCTTAGTCCGTCGGCGATTGTAAGCGCGCAGCTCTGAAAGGTGATTCGCGCGATATTGAGCCTGGTATGCAGCATAGTAATCTGGTTTCTTGGCTATGTAGGTGCGGGAGCTTTGATAGTTACATTGTTTACAGTAAGAATAGAGTCCGTCAGGGCGAGAACGATCCTTATGGAATTCACTCAATGGCAAGGACCGTCCGCATCTAGGGCAAGTTTTACTTTCCATTCTGACCTCCTAACGCGCAATCTATAGGTGAAAGTATAATATGATATAGTCAAAAATACAATCTGGCGCCAAGTACAATGCGGCGACGCTGGCAGGCTGGCGGGTGCTGCGTTTCACGAGCGAGATGGTAGAGAGCGGTGAGGCGGTACAGTGTATCGAGCAAGCACTAGGAGGCACGCCATGAGCACTGAGGATCTGGAGCGCGGATTTGATTCGGACGACTATGTGCCGTTCGCTGAGGACTATGACGAGGATGAGGATGACGAGGGCCTGCTGGACTTTGAGTCTAGCGGCATAGACGACGTGGAGCCAGAGGACGCCTGCCCGAACTGCGGCGAGACGCGGGTGGATTGGTTAAGCGTGGATGCAGACGGGCGCGCCGAGTGCCTGGCCTGCGGCGCACGCTGGCGCTGCGTGCTGGAGTAGGGCGATGTGGAGAAAAAAGGAGGCATGAGATGACCGAACAGAACGCGGAGTTAGCCAGGCTGTGCGCGTATCTGGAGAATCTGGACGACCATCTGCGCGTAGCTATGCTAGTTGACGCAGCTAGGATTGCTGACTACCTGCGGCCTATCATGGAGACCCTACGCGAACTGAGTATGCTGCGTTTCAACCGCAAGATGCGGCGCAGGATGTTGGCGCTGGCCGAGCAGTTGAGGGCGATCTACTTCAAGGCGCGCCCGCCGTATGTGCCAGTGGTCAAGCGTCGCCACGGGCCGCGCTCCTGGCGAAAGCGGGCGTCCTGATGTGGAGAGGCACGCAGCACAAGGCGGGGCTGGGGTTCCTGGGGTTCGTGCTGATCGGCTATGTGATGTACGTGGTGGCGCAGACGGGGATAGGCTGGCTGCTGGTGATCCTGGCAGTAGCCATCGCCGCAATGATGATGACAAAGTAAGGGAGGCACGAGATGAGCGAAAAGGGGATAGATTACCAGTTAGAGGGCGATAGAGCGCATCGCTGCCAGCACGCGGCGGGGCTATGGGCGTTCTGGATGTGCTCACAGTGCGGTGCGCTGTTCACCGACGAGGCGGAAGGCCTATACAGCATTATCACTCAGACGAGCGCGGCCACGAGCGCGCACTATGGCGTACTAGGCAATGAAACAGAGGAGGCATGATGGAACGCGAGGCGGGCTACATCACGGGCAACTGGTGGCGTACGGAGGATGCCTGGCGCGAGGGCGGCGAGACCTGGCTTGACCTGAGCAAGGCCACGCGCATTCAGTTCGTGCAAGCGCCAGACGGGGAGTGGCAGTGCGAGGTGTGGGCGGGGCAGACGTTCATCCTACGCGGCGCGGAGGCAGAGCGGCTACGCAATGCGCTGATGGGGCGCAGCTCATGCGTTGCAGAGGACGCCATGCTAGAGCAGCGCGTCAGTGCCCTCGAATGCTGGCGCTTGTGCCAGGAGGGGGATGGGCGATGAAAGCCAACTGGGTGCCAACGGCGGAACGGCAACCATCTACCGAGGGCAGATATCTGGTAGTGGTGAAATGGCAAGGGAAGGTAGACGCCGTGCGCTTTGTTACCGCCTGTGATTGGTGGGTTGTGGGAGGTCATGCTTGGGAATGGCCCAGCGGAGGTGAGGTAGAGCATGAAGGCGAGCAATACGTCACACAGACTGTGACGCACTGGGCGCCGCTGCCCGACCTGCCAGAGGAGGCCGCGCCATGACAGAAATAAAGAAGGCATGCATGCAGAGCATTAGAAGATTGCTGTGGAAGGTACGTTGGCCGATACGGGATGCCAAGGGCTGGGTACGGTCATTCCTGCCCATGTCACGATTCGAGGTCATAGACAAAGCCGGGTGGCACAAGTGCATCGCCAACAACCGCGATGGCTATGGCGGTGCAGCGGTGGTGTATGCGGCGCGCTGGGCGCATCTCATGGAGCAGCGCATGGCAGAAGGGCAGTCACTGGCGGATGTCGCCAAACAGGCGTCGCATGATGCTGACCATGAGCGCATTTCCGGTTTTATGTATGGTGCGGCGGTGTCCATACTGGCGCACGCCTGGGCGCATGGCGAGGAACTGCGGCGCTGGCACAACTTGGAAACACAGATCGACCATGAAGGCGAACAGGCAAACGAAAGCGGCGCGACGCTGAACCCCGCCCTGTTGGTGATGGAGGAGCCATGACCGACTCGCTGGTGAGCTTTCGCTATGACCCGAATGCCTGCGAGCCGACGCTGACGCCGCGCACGGGCGCGGTGCGGCCTTACTCGTGGGGCGTGTGCCGGGTGTGCCGCGAGGTGGCGCAGTGCGAGGGACAGCGCGACATCCTGGAGGGCAGCATGTGGTGCGCGGCGGAGTGTTCGCGCCGTGGGCCGTGGGCCTGCCAGGAGCGCGAGACGCCGGAGATGGTCGCCGCCTGGCGCGCCTGGGCGGTGGCGCGGTTCGCGCTGATGGCGCGTGACGCGGCGCGGGCGGAGCGGCGGTGCCCGGACTGGTATGTAGGCGAGCATCCTGTGGTGCGGGTGGGCAAAGGCGAGACGCTGGGCGCGAGGGTGCTGGCATGAGCGAGAGGCGACTGACTGCTGAGGGGCTAGAGCTGGGCGTCCGCATCATGCAACTAGAGGCGGACTTGCGCGCCTGCCAAGCGCACACCGAATACCTGGAGCAGCGCATCGAGCGGCTGCGGGCGGTGGCGCGGGCGGCAAAAGAGTTGCCTCGCCAAGTATTTGAGTGGTTATGGCTAGAGGAGCGCTGGGAGTTCGGTCTTGCGGTAGAAGCTCTTCAGCCTGGCGATGTGGAAGAATCCTCATGAGTAGGGAGACGGTCAAGGGTTGCGAAGTCGCTGTCCGCGTGCTATAATGGGCGTATGGACATAACAGCGGGACAGGTTCGGGCGGGGCGTATCTCACCGAGGGAGAGCGGTGGGGTGCGCCCCGCTTTTTTTGTTGTCTGAGGAGGCACGAGACGGAATGCGGGGGAGGGCCTATGCGAAAAGTGAATAGCGGCTAGAGCGGTAACGGGCTGATCAACCCGTGAAGGGCGAGAGTGCCTGATTCACTCTCGCCCGCCGCTCCCCTAATCAGGAGGGGTACGGCATGGACGGTCTTGGATTGCGTGACCCGTGGGACTTGGGTTATCTGCGGATTCCCAAGCGCCTGGTGGCAGAGGTTGGACTGATAGCTGCAAACGTGTTTGCGCGGATAGCAGGTTATTGCGACATGGAGACGTGTACCTGTTATGCTAGTCAGTCAACAATTGCGAGCGAGTTGGGGCTAAGCCGCGCTACAGTGAACCGGCAGATCAAGAAGTTATGCGCCAAGGGCTACCTGGAAGATCGCGGGCCAGAGCGCATTGGTGGCCCGAATACTTATGCGATAGTGACGTGGGACGACCACAAGCTCATGGCGCGCTGACCCTGTAGCACAGAGTTACAGGGGTGACGCACAAAGCTACAGGGGCTGTAGCACAGAGTGACACAATCTAGATCAATAAATAGATAGATCAATACGTCCGCGCTGTACCACGCGCGGTCGCGCCTCTGGCGCGACGCACCGCCCCCAGCGCGGCGATTATCACTCGCAGGGGATAGCATGGCAGACGCAAAGGGAGAGGGCTCAGGCACGTTCAAGAACAGGATCATCGGCTACGGCACCAAGCCTGCCGACCAGTTCCAGGCGCACCCGGACAACTGGCGGCGCCATCCGCAGGAGCAGCGCGACGCCATGCGCGCGGCGCTGACGGAGCTAGGCTGGATCGGCGTCGTGGTTGAGAACGTGCGCACCGGCTATCTGGTGGACGGGCATGAGCGCGTCTGGGAGGCGCTGCAGAACGGCAATGCCGAGGTGCCGTTCGTCCAGGTGGATATCAGCGAGGAGGAGGAGGCCTACGCGCTGGCGACCTTCGACCCGATAGGCCAAATGGCGCTGGCAGACAAGGCGGCGCTGGACGCCGTGCTGAGGCAGGTGGAGACGGAGAGCGCGGCGATTCAGCAGTTGGTGGCGCAGACGGCGGAGAGGGCGGGGATGTATCTGGATTATACCAGCACAGACCGTGATGGGCAGGGCGTCTCGACCACATGGGATATGGTCAAAGACTCAGGCCGCCAGCGCGTGACGATAGGATCTATTGAGGCGGTAGTGCCAGAGGATGTGGTTGATTCCGTTGTGTCCTATGCCGAGCGCCAGTATGAGGCCGATGGCACGCCGGTGAGCGAGAGCGTCACGATGATTCTGAAGGCGGGTGTGGATGCCGTCATATGCGATAGTTGACACGAACTACAGCCATACCAAGCACGTTGGCATGGCAGGCTCGTGGTTACGCTGGGAGCTAGAACGAGCGAGGGCAACTATCGCTGCACAAGATGTGGCCGACGTGCTGCTCTGCACCGTATCGAGCCAGCAGGGCGTGCCGCATTTGCGGAGCGCGCTACGGCGCGCCAACAAACGCGCTGCCGTCGTGTTGGGTGGCGGGGCCTGCTATGCGCCCGCCGTGTTCGATGGCCTAGCAACCGTCGCCTGTGTGGGCGAGGGCGCGGAGTTTGTGCGGACGCTGTTATCGGAAGGCATTGCGACTGCCATGCAGCGCCCGGAATCCTGGGTGCCAGGCGAGACGCGGCGCGTCGTGCCTAACGATGTTTTCCCGTGGGATGCGCCACCGATCATGAACACGGATGGGTTTGTGCGTGTGTTTGGGGCGCGCGGGTGCCGTTACAAATGCCTATTCTGCGAAACGGGATGGGAGTCATCCTACCGCACCAACCCAGACCCGGAGCGGCTACAGCGCCAGATACGGCGGCTGTTGGCGGACGGGCGCAAAGTCGTGGTCGTGACAAATGACGGCGCCGAGGGGCGCGGCATACTGGCGGGCCAGCAGGAGTTCCTGAGCGTGCGGCTCCGCAACCTGCAACGCCTCATGCCGCTAACGCGCGCCCAGGTTAAAGGCGTGCGCATTGGCGTGGAGGGTGTTTTGGAGCGGTTGCGCGTGGCATTGGGCAAACCCGTGCCTGACGAGGATTTGCTGCGCGTTACCTATGACCTAGCGGCGGCGGGCATCGGCGTGCGCTGGTTCTTCGTAGTGGGGCTACCCTGCGAGCAGGCCCAGGACTATGAGGGGCTGCGCCATTTGGTAGCGGAGCTCCACAACCTGCCCAAAGGCGCGGTGATGATGAACTTTCATGCGTTCATCCCGCAGCCAGCCGCGCCGCTGTGCATGTTCCCGTTGCGCGACGACTACTGGGAGCCGTTCGACGAGTTCAGGCGCTGGTTCTTCCATGGCCCAGGTGGTACGCGCCGTGTCCAGATTGTGGCGCCATGCCGCTACCCTGGGCGCCTAGAGCGCGCGTGCGATAGCATGGCGGCTACTGAGGACGAGCTGCGGCGGGGCTGGTGGGATGCGGATAACGCGAACTGGCGGGTCTGCTATCAGAGCCCGCCAGCGCAGATGCGAGAGATCGCGCGTGTGTATGCGCGCAAACTGGAAGCGACGTGCTAGTACAGCCCGATCTTCGACCGCACATAGTCGCTGAGCGATTGCCCGGCCTGTTTGGCGCGACTGGCCAACAGGTCGTGCTCGGCAACGGTGACGCGCGCCGTGAGCATGTGGTCGCGTTTGGCCAGCACCAGCCAATCGCCGTTGCTGGCCCAGTCGCTGATGGACGCCGCCAGGTCGCCAGCCTCGCGGCTGTCCGTAACGCCGTCCACCTGGGGGCTGCGGCAGTAGCCCGTCAGGTTGCGGTGGCAGCCGATCTCGATCTCCGTGTCCGGGCCAAACATCTCGCGCGCGATGTTCGTGACCAGCTCCTCGTAGTTGCGCGCCGATTCCTCAACATCGTACAGAGCCTTAATCTCCGGCTCGTTCGTGGGAATCAGGTCGGGCAGGTTGTACTCGATGCGAACGTCTGTAGCCATGATGACCCTCCTAACGATTCAGTTATCGTCGTCCATCCGCTCGTAGCAATCCGCACAGACACCGCTGACCATCCACGAGCGAGGCACCCACTGTTTGCAGCGCGGGCAGCGCACGGTCGCGCGCGGGGTTGGCTGCAAACGTTCCGCCTCGGCCTCATCCTGTGGTGTCGAGGCAGGGGTCTGGCCTGCCTCACCGATTCCGAACCCGTCGCGTTTCTGTCTGTTGTCGCCCATCGTGTCCTCCTAGAATTTCTCGGCCAGAGTTTGGTCAACGATCTCGAAGATGCCCGTGTCGATGTAATCGCGTCGAAACAGCCCCATTTTCAGCGAGAACCGATACTGGAGTTCATTAATCATCGTGCTCGCCCAGTAGCTGGCCGTCGTCTCGGGATTGTAGGGTTTGGCCCAGCGCAGCCCGCGCTCAGCGGCCAGTTTGCGGATGTACGCCATCTGTTTCTCGGTCATCGGATATTTCGGGCGCCGGGGTTGTCTCTGTGTAGCCATCGTAGCCTCCTCTGTGTGTGTGCCCGTGTGCGTGCCGTCGTTCTAACACTAGTGTATCACATATGTAATATGCTGTCACTGGCCAAGTGGCTAGTTTGTAAAGGTGTCACAAAGTTGATAGATATGGCTCAACTTGCTGTGGACGGTGTCCCATGACACGCGGGGAGAAGGCCGACAAGCTACAATATGAGGAGCGCATCAATACCGTGCTGGGCCTTATCTACCGAGGGTGGGCCAGCACGAAAATCTGTCAGAATGTGTCAGCAACCTGGAAGATTGACCCGCGCCAAGCCTACCGCTACCTGCGGGCGGCGCGCAGTCGCATTCAGGCGGTGGCAGAGCGCAAGCGCAAACGTATGGCCGATGAGATTCTAGCGCGGCATGATGACTTGCGGGAGAAAGGCTACATCGCGGGCGATCATCGCCTGGTGCTGGAAGTGGACAAAGAGGACGCTAAGCTGCTGGGACTGTACGCACCGGAGCGGCACGAGGTAGACGTCAATGTCCGTGAACTCGATGACGCCATCGAGCGCGACCTGGCGGAACTTGCCGCCGCGCGCCAAAAGCGTCTATCAGGCGAACCTGAAGTATAAGCTCTTTGGCGAACGCTACTACTCAGAACCAGCGGCGTTCCTGCGAGACTGTATCATCCTGCCAGAGGGCGAGACCTGGGCGCCTTATCAACTAGAGACGGCCACGGCGCTATGGGAGCATCGCAAGGCGGCGGTGCGCGGCACACGCGGTCTGGGCAAGACGGCACTCAAAGCGGGCCTAGTCCACTGGTTCGCCCAGACGCGTGAGGCGATAGGGCTGGACTGGAAGGTGCTGATGACCGCCTCCATTTGGCGGCAGATCAAGCTCTATCTTGCGCCAGAGATACACAAGTGGGCCTATGCCTTGCGATGGGACATCATCGGGCGACCAGAGGGGCCATATCGGGACGGCGACGAATTGCAGGACTTGGCGATCAAGCTGAAGCATGGGCGCGCTGAGGCATTTGCCTCGCGCATCGGCGCAACCACCGAGGGCGGGCACAGTGCCGAGCTATTGCTGCTCTTCGACGAGGCGCGCATCATACCGCCGGGGATATGGGACAGCGCACGAGGTATGCTGACCAGCGGCAAGTATCTATGGCTGGCGCAGTCTACGCCAGGCGATCCGGTGGGGCGGTTTCATGACATCTTTAGCAAGAAACGCGGCTGGGCCGACTGGTGGACGCGGCACGTTACGCTAGAGGAGGCCATCGCTGCGGGGCGTGTTTCGCCCACCTGGGCTACGGATATGGCGGACACCTTCGATGCATCTGATCCATTCTACCAGCAGCAGGTGCTGGGCGACTTTGCCTCGCAGACAAGCGGGGGGCTCATTCCATTAAGCTGGATCGAAGCTGCCCAGCAGCGATGGGAAGGGTATGAGGCCGAGGGCTGGACGCGTGGCGCAGGGCGACCGCTGCCCGTAACCTCCATCGCCTTCGACGTGGGCGGCGGGCTGGCTTCGGGCGACGCGAGCACCATCGCCATCGTGCGCGATCGGTTCCTGGTCGAGCAGGTGGTCAAAATACCGCAAGCGCCCGACCCGTCACAGGCGACCATGCACCTCGCGGGCGTGCTGAAGGGGCTGTACGAGCAGCACCGCCCGCTTTACCTACTAGGCGACAGCATCGGCATCGGCGCGGGCGTGGTGCACCGGCTGCGCGAGGAGGGGATACCGTGTCTGGCGTTCGTGGCGAGCGCGGCCACGGGCCTTACCGACGCGGCGGGTATCGGCGGGTTCGATTGCTGGCGTAGCGCGGGGTGGCATGGGCTGAGGGAGCTGCTTGACCCGCAGTCGGGCGTGCGCGTGGCGCTGCCACCCGATGATGACCTGACTGCCGACCTGGTGTCGGTGGGCGATGGGGGGCTGAACTCGCGCGGGCAGCACCGGGCGGAGAGCAAGGACGCCATACGCAAACGGCTGGGGCGCAGCACGGATGCGGGGGATGCGGTGGTCATGGCGCTGGTGGGGCCTGCGCTGTACGAGCAGTGGGCGAGAGACAATGGGCAGCGCGGACGCTTGGTGTACGATCCGGTGCAGGTAGGCAGGTGGTGAGTGGTGGCAGGGAGAGAGAATAGGAACAGGCATGACCAGTCTCCGTGAGCGTGTGGCGCGTGCTATCGCGCCTGAGTACGATGCTGAGTTGGCGGGCCTTCAGGAGCGCGTGCGCGAGTTGACGAATAAGGCTGCGGCCTTCGATGTCGCCTGGGAGCGGATGCCCTACTACTTTGGGCGTCCAGACTACACCGAACAGCTAGGCGAGTTGAGCCCAGAGGCGCAGCAGTGGCTTACGCAACTCAGCGGCTGGGAGAGCATTGGCAGTTTTGGCACGGCGACCAGCATCGGCGAGGCAGAGCGCAGGCAGGCAGTCGAGCTATCGCGCATGGGCTACAACTATATCACGCTGGTAGAGCGCGAAGTGGCTATGTGGGGGGACTTTGCCTTTTCGGGCAAGCCAACCATCCTCATTGATGACGAAAAGGCGCAGGAGGATTTCAATGCCTTCTGGCAGGCAGACGAAAATACCTGCATTCTCTCGGCGGCGCGCCTGCCGCTGCTGTCCGCCACGCTGCTGGTGGATGGCGAGTTGTTTCCCGTGTTCTTCATCTCGAAGGTGACGGGCAAGAGCACCATCCGCACGGTGAGCACCGACCAGATCACGAGCGTGGTGCGGCCCGAGGGCGACGACGCGGGCGTGCTGGGCTACATTCGCCAGTCCACGAACTCTGACGGCACGCCGATCACTCGCACCTATCGGGACTGGGCAGCAGACCAGCGCGACTTGGAGCGCGCCATACGCGACCAGCACCTTGACGCGGGAACGTGGGCAGCCCGCGAAAAGGCGGGCACCGATGTGGTGATGCAACAGGTCTGGTACACCGGGCTGAACCGCCGGGGCTGGCCGCCATTCGCCAAGGGCGTCTGGTGGGCACGGCGCTACCAGGATTTCATGTCCTGGCGCCTGACGCTGGCGCGCTCGGTAGCCACCTTCTGGGAGGACTTAGAGACTACCGGTGGGAGCAGGGATGTCAAAAACATCCAGTCCGTGTTGCAGAGCGCCTACGCCATCGGTGGTGAATCGGAGACGAATCCGGCAGCGCCCGTGGGCTCGATCTTTGCCCACAACGCGGCGGTCAAGCGCCAGCGCATGCCACTGGGCACGGGCGCGGGCGATGCGGAGATTGATGGCATGACGGTGCTCTCCTATGCGGGCCTGGCGGCGGGCATTCCGCCGCACTGGTTGGGGCGACCCGACATGATGCAGAACCGCGCGACCGCCCGCGAGCTGCTGCTGCCCGTGATGCGCCAGTGGGAGCGTTATCAGGCCATGTGGGAGGACACCATCAGAGAGTGGGCGCGCATTGTGCTCAAGGCGGCGCAAACCTACCCCGCCGACCAGCGAGCGCGCTACGGCAAACCCATCGAGGAAATGACCATCGAGGTCAACATGCCCACGGCGCTATCGAGCGCGGAGTTCCCCGAACTCATTGCGGCGCTAGGCACGCTGGCGCAGGCGGGCATCCTCAGACAGCAGGAGGTCGCCAAGATCGCGTTGGGCCTGCCGGAGTTGGGCATCCAAGACCCGGACGAAATTTATGGCGTCATGTTCCCGGAGACAAGCGCAGGCGGGCCGGGCGAAGAGGGGCAAGGCGCAGAGACCACGCCAGCGGCGGGCGGTGCAGTGGACGCCGACCAGACGTTGAATCCGGAGGAGCAGCCTGAGCAAACGGCGGAAATGAGCGAGGCGGCACAGCGCGCTATTGTGGAGGCCGCAATTCGGCGCATTCTAGAGGAGGAAACTGGTGATTGAAGAACAGGATTCTGTGTATCAAGAGCGGGATATGTTAGTGGCAGCACTGTCTAAGATATTCCCATCCCATTTATGTATGCATCCTGAAACTGATGTATCGTGGGAGTTAGAATGGCGGTATATAGTTTGTGTTCATCTGCCAACTGGACAAGCAACATGGCATATTCATGAACGAGAGCTGCCGTGGTTTTCCCATTTGCCTATGCTGGCGAATCATTGGGATGGTCATACTACTGAAGAAAAATATGCCCGTCTTGCATTACTGAAACCCATAGCGAAGGAAGAATAGTGACTGAGCCCTTTGACCGCACCGCCTGGACGCGCCGCACGCTGCGCCAACTGGTCGCGGCGGGCGTGCCGATCAACGACGCCAGCATGAGCGTCAAGTGGATACTGGATAACGCGCCAGAGGATGCCAACCTAGATACCTGGCTGCCCACGCCTGCCCAGATGGACGCGGCGGCGGTCATCACAGACGCAGACATTATGGACGCCAGAGCTGACTGGTACAATCGCCGCGATAACGCGGGGCGCTGGCAGTTCATCCTAGACGCAGTGGCAGAGGAGCCCAGCCCGTGAGCATTCGCAATCGGCCCACGGCGCGCGGCAAATCTACCTGGCTACGCGGCTACAGCTATGTGCCCTCCATGCACGCCTTTCGTGGGCCGAATGGCCGTCTGGTAGCGCGCTCCACTATCCTAGACAAACTCTCGGACAGCATCGCGCAACGCGAGACCACCATTCTGCGCCATGCCGAGGCGCTGGCAAATGGGCAGCTTAGCGGGAACGCCTATATTTCTTTGGAGCACCTGCTACTCAAGCGCCAAGGGCTACAAGAGGCGGCGTTGGCAGCAGGTGGGTGGGACAGGCTCACGCCAGCAGACAGAGGTCGCGTGGGAGCTATGCTCCAACACGACATCTATCCGGCTCTTGTGCGCCAAGCGCAGGACGCGGCGGCAGGCAATCTCTCGCCAGCGCAGGCGGTCTCGCGGGCGCACATGATGATGGGGACTGAGCGCGCAATGGGACTAGAGATCGAACGGGCGCATCAACCACCACCAAAGCAGGGCATGGTGCGAATCGCTAGGCGGCATTTGGACGCAGCAGCCAAGAACTGCCAAGACTGCGTAGACTTGGCGGGACAGGGCTGGCAGCCTGAAGCGGACATGCCCGTGCCTGGCACAGATTCAATTTGTGATGGCAATTGCCGTTGCCGTCTGGAGACGAAAGAGGTTCCAGAGTCCGAGGTTGACCAGTGGATCGGGGCGCAATACGGCTAGGCGAGAGGGGAGAGAGCATGGCAGTCCACTATCAGTACCAGTGCTGGCGCATCGGCGCGGGCGATGGGTTCCATTGGGCCATTGCCGACTTGGAGAAACAGAGCCACCCATACCGCCTGTTGATCGCACACGCTGAGGGCGAAAGCGACGCTAAGCGCGCCACGGCGCAGCTAGAAGTGCAATTCTCACGCGAGCAACTAGAGACGTTGGCGGTGCAGGTTCAGACGTTACTCAGGGATCAGGAGGGCGCATGATGGATTCAGAGAGTGCGAAGTATAACGGGGTACATCCGCTTCGTGCCTGCAATCAGCAACTTGTATTCGCGCCATATGCTGAGATAGTGCGTATGGCCGAGGCGCTAGAACGCATCGCGACTGTCATAGAGAACATGGGGCCGCCAAAGACACTGACAGAAAAAATACTAGAGACATATGCCTGTTTGGGTCAAAAGGGAGAGGGCGCATGACGCCTAGGCCCGTGCTGCCAGATCGCGACGCCTGGATAGCCTTGGTCGCCACGCTCCAGGCCAGCGCCCGTGACAACCAGACGGGCATGGCGGTCGTGACGCTGCGGCTGGCCGTGCGCGATGGGTTGCTGGTAGGCTGGTGCGAGCCGACGGTGCAGCGCTGGCATAGCGGGGCGGAAAGCTGGTTGGCGGGGCAGGGAGTCGAGCTATATGAGGAGGGGACGGAGTAGCGGAAATACTTGACACCGCATTATAACGGTGCTATGATGGTCACAGGTAACTAGATAGCAGTGCCAATAAGGCGCGAGATGCGCGGGTAATGCCCCGCCCTCGCGCCTCGTTTTGTGCGTTATGGAGGATCAATGACCAACTGGGATAGGTCTGGGCCCTATATCGGCGTACTGGATCAACAGATCGCCCGCGTCTCCGCTGCGCTGCCAGGCGCGGGCGCGTGGGATGCTGCGCCGCTAGAACTGGTCTGCGCCCAGGCGCGCAATGCGAACCTGCACCTGACTTACACACGCGGTGCTGCGGGTGGCGCCTTCGACTTTCAGGTGCAGTACAGCCCGTACAGCATTGCGGCACTAGTGCCTGCTGGCGGCCAGGAATGGCTGACCATGAGCTTGTATGGCACGGCGCTCCTTGTAGGTGGGCAGGACAACCAGTCGCTGATCCAGCGCGAGTACATCACCTACGAGGCGACCGCAGCGGGCGGTGCGGAGGCGTTTCACTACGGGCCGATTGACCTGGCCGAGCGCGTGGAGCGCATCCGCATTCGGGCGCGCGAGTCCGGCGTGGTGGGCACGCCCGGCACACTACAGATCGAGATTACTCTAGGCTAGGAGGGCATCATGCCTTTTGCGCTGACCAACCAGACGCTATCCGCCATCTGTGACTGCCCGCCTGAGGACATTCTCTACGTGCAGCTGGTCTCCAAGATCAGCGGCAGCGAGCTGACGCCAGGGCGCTTCTACCGCATCACCGACTATGCCACCACGCACTACATCGTGGACGGCGACGATACGCAGTATCTCGTAGGCGATGGCATCATCACCGGCCCGACCGAGCCGCTAATTGTGCTGGCGGTTGCTGCCGACGAGATTAGCAGGCAGGTCTGGAGCGAGCTCTACCCGCAGGACGTGATCTGGTACGACTGGAATCCGGCGAACTGGTTGGGCGACTACTCGTTTGCCGACCAGGGTGGGCCAACGATCATCCCGAACTTCAAGGGCGTCATCACCTACCGGCGCGACACGCAGTATGACAACTATGCGCCCGGCGACTGGCGGCACTGCATGACGCGGCGCTGGCAGACGAATGCCGACGCCTGGGCCGTGGGCACCAACTACAGCGCAGGCGACATCGTCTTCCACAACAATGGCGGTGACTTTGTCTACAAGGCGCTGGTGGATAACATAGGGCAGGAACCGGTGGGTAGCGACGACGGCTACTGGATCATCATGCTCGACCTGGGCACCTACACCTACTGGAACGCTTCGCCCGCGAGCTGGCAGGGCGTGACATCGGCTGCGACCTATGACGATTTTACGCTCTTTGCCACCGGGCAGCCGATTGCGGTGCATATCGAGCAGGTGGCAGCGTCGGCAAACACAGGTATCACGTTGCTGCCGCTCAGCGTGTTCTGGGATGGCGACTCGACTTATCAGGATTCTATAGAGGCGGGCTTCAGAGTCAACACCATCGGCGCGTACTTCGGCGGCAACACCATCGGCGCGGGCTTCACCAACAACACCATCGGCGCGGGCTTCGGCGGCAACACCATCGGCGCGGACTTCGGCGGCAACACCATCGGCGCGGGCTTCGGCGGCAACACCATCGGCGCGG